TAATGCTTTTGCCAATGGTGCAACCAATGCTCCAGCAAGGATTGCAAACTCTGGTCGGATGTCAGCAACAATTGCCAACAGGACAGTAATACCGGAAGCAGCCACAGCTCTTAAATATGACTTAATTGCTGCCTTGTGTTTGTTTGATAGTTTCATGCTTTGCCTCCTAGTAGTGGGATGTGAAAAAAACTTGAATTATTATCTTGATCTTTCTTAAAACTTACATGAATGTGATGGTTGTGAGGATTGAAACCTTTGTATTTGCGCCAACGCCAACCAAGCACCGGACTAGCAATTTTACCTAAATGGATGACATAAGATATGCGTCCATGGGTTTTCCCATACTGTCGAATCTGATCTGCCAAATATGCTGAATCCCCTCGGTTGTCAGATAGGCGAGCGTCAATGTCAATTGCCCTAACGACAAATTTGGCTTTAGGGTCGGGTATGTGATCCGACTTACCTGCCTGTTGATGACGCAAATCAGCGACCCACCCATCAGATTTCCTGCTGCGACTTGAGTAAGTATCATCGATTTGCTCACGCAACTGCACAGCTGCTTTAGACAACCAAGGCTTCATTAGGACAAAAGAATTTTGAATTCATCCTCGGTAATGCCTAAGCGTTCAAGCAATGCAGTCTTATTAGAAGCACGAGCTTTTGCATCTGCAGCCTCTTTTGCTTTAACAGTTTTAATCGCATCATCAATTTCTTTTTGCGTAGGTGCATCGCCCTCAAGCACGTCCCATTTAATTGTTGAATAATCATTATCATTAAATGAAAATTCAGCAGTTGGTTTTAATAATTTAATTGCATCAACTAAATAACTTGTCATTATGCACCTATTTCTAAAGCGATTATTGAACTTGTTACGCCATTTTCACCTTGACCAACCATTGCGGCACTATCGGTTGTTACATCAACATTAATTTGTGTTTTGTAAGTTGTTGCAGATGTTGTTGATGGAGTATCTAAATAATTTAATGCATAATATCCTTGCATCCAAGTTTGATATGTATTACCACCAAGGTTGGCTAAAATAAAAAATCCATCGTCACCATTAAAAATTTCGGTAGCACCCCTCATTAAACGCCATCCACCTTTTGCCCTATCTGAATTTCGCTTTAATAATAATCCTTGACTAACTAAAATTAAAACTTTACTTGATGATAATGTTGGAGTGATTGTTACACTCAAACCACTATCAGTCATTGTAGTGCTTGCAACTGTTGTTGCTGTGCTAGATGTTGCTTGAACAACCTGCAACACTTTTCCACCGCCAGAAACTGATCCCCATGCTGGCACTCCACCAGAAACAGTTAAAACCTGACCAGTTGTTCCAATTGGAAGTCTTGTATTTGTATTTGCTGTTGATGAACGATATTCAATATCGCCAAGAGTTGTTGAAGGGTTTAAATTTTTTGTTGTAGTATCAATTGCTGTGCCAAGTGATCTGATAGCTGATGCGCCATCCTTAACCAAGCCGGTATCATCTGGAGTAGTCCAGCTGTAATTTGTAGTAGTTGCCATTTTTCTCCTATTATCAGGCTACGATTGTAGCGTATTCCCATGTCAAAGTTGGATCTATTGTCTGCCATGTTTCGGTTATTGGAACAGTATTCCAGCGCATAGCCACTTGGCTAAATGCCACAGGCGAAAGATTGATCGTCAGGAATAATTCATTAAACCGAGTGCTCCAACGCCAGCCTTCAACATACCCTTCAAAAATTCCGTTTGAGATTTGAGTGGGTAAATTTTGGATATTTAAAGGCTGACCCATAAATATACCCAAAAGGTTGTCCCGATCACTATTATCAATTGCTGGATTTGTTATTGGAAAGGTTATTGATTGAAAGGCTGCTAATGGAAAAGCTCTTTGAGCAATATATCGATCTGCAACAGCTTGAGCATCCACAGCTGAGTGAATTGTCGAATTGATGCTTTCTGATTTGTATCCATAAAGAGCAATTGATTGAGGGCTTGAGGCTATTTCTTGTGATCCAAAATTGTTTCCATAGTTAATGTAAATATCATTGCGAATATCTGCTGATCTTGTAATGGTGGATAATCCTGCACCTAATGCGTGTCTAGCATCCAAATCAACATAACCATTGGCTAAAAGATAGGTTTGGCGATGATCTGCGTCAGCATAACCTATATCTCCATTTGGTGCTTCATAAAGATAACCAAATGCACTATCAGCAATAAGACTTGCAATGTTGTAAATAGTGTCAGGATCTGCTGCCCTATTTTCCATTGTGTAAAGTCCAGGTTGATCTATTTCTCCAAGACCTTGATTGCCTGCATTTGCCCATGTTTCAGTTGCATTGTAGGTTGCCCATGTTGTCGCTGCTGGCACATCATTCCAAGATGCAAGTAATACGCTAGACAATAAATCATAAATTTGATTGCCATCTTCATCTTGTGAAATTGTTCCTGTGTAAATTTCTTTGGCAAGTTTAACCAATGACCCCATTGCTAAAATGGTGTAATTAACAACAGTTGCCAATGCTCCAGTTGCGCCAACTTCAACAGTAAGGTCGGTAATATCCCCACCAAATAAATTAACATAAGATCCTGAACTGTTTTTGACTTGCAAACTCAAAGAATCATTTATTTGAAAAGGTAAAGTTTGACCTGATAAGGCAACTAATTGCACCTGCAAATAAGATGGATTAGGTTGAGCATAAATATCATCTCGACCGGCTTGATGGGCAATATCGCTTATAGCAATGTCGGTATAATCAACTCCAGCAACAGTCAATTTCCAGTCAGGTGTCCAGACTGTCATTATCGAGCCCTAGTTATCCCGCTGTTGTATAGCTGAGGAACTGATCGGGATGCGCTTTGATTTAAGACTTTTGCAACAGCTCTTGCAGCACCTTCGGAATCAACTGATTGAACTGTAATGTTATTTACAACAGTTGGTCGATCCTCACGAACATTAGCGGTTGGTGCTGGTAATGATGGCGCACCCAACATTCCTAAAGCAGCTGCATTTGGGGATATATTTGGAATGTAAGCAATATCTTTTCCGGGATTAAGTATATTGATTGCTCGAACGCCATAATTAGCAAACTCAGTCAATAAACCGATTGCTTCCCTTATAAATCCAATAAATCCTTTAACAATATCAACAACAAAGCCAATTGCTTTTCCAAATGATTCAGCACCTTTTTGACTTTCTTGCAACGATGCGCTTAATCCCTTGTCGCCAGTTAATCCAGCAATAAATCCATCAAGTGTAGGGATGCCTGTATCATTTAAAAATGTAATAAATTTTTCAACTGTTGGCAACAAAGCAGTTCCAAGGCTTTCTTTGGCTTCATCCATTCCAATTTTTAATCGCCTCATTTTGCCTTCAAATGTGTCTGCTGCTTCGGATGCTGCACCAGAAAATTGAGTACCTAATTCGCCAAATACATCAATGCCTTGCATCGCAACATCGTTAGCCTTTTGAGTAATTTCAGCTACTTTTTCAGACGCTCTAATATACTCTTTAGATTTGACACCATATTCCTCTAAAGCAAAATTTGCTTCAAGTTGTGCTTTTTCCAATGCTTTTTGCAATTTATTATATTCAGTCAAATTATTTGCATTATCGCCGAGAGTGATACCCAATTTCTTTAGGGCAGTAGTTTGTCCATCGTTGGCTTTGGCTAATGCATTTGCCACAGTTGTCAAATCTAGATTTTTTGCAGCTGCAATATCTAAGGCTAAATTAGTTAAATTCTGTGCTTCCTCAATGTTTTTGGTGCTTCGAGTTAATCGCTCTAATGCCGGTCTTAATTGATCGTCTGTAACACCGGTCGCCTTAGATTGTCTTGCGATCCAACGCTCTGTGGCTTCAATGGCTTCATCGGTTGCTGCAACTGTATTACGCAAGGCATTGGCAAGCCTAACTTGTGATGCCTGATCCTCAGCTGCTGCCTTTATTGCTGAGATTGCATACGCTCCGACAGCTGCCCCAACTACTGCAAATGCTGCTGCTGCTTTTTTGCCAAATTCAGAAATCTTATTTGAGTTTTCTTCAACGGCTTTATCGGCATCGCCCAGTTTCTTTTTTAAGTCATCAACATCGGCAAGAATTGATAACTTAAGCGTGCGATTACCAGTAGCCATTAGACCCATTCCTTAATGATGCGATTAAAAGCCTGTTCCCATTTATTAATCAATTCAGGCTGAATTCTGCGAAGGGTTGGATAGATAAACCAACCTCTTGAACCTCTGCCTTGCCGTCCTGAATATGAAGGGAACTGCTTGAACTTATTAGATCCAAACTCAATACCACCCCATAAGGTTTGCGTTGTAGCCCCACCTGAAAATTTTTGTCGTGCGAAACCATAACTGAACTCACCGATTTTGCTTGATTTCGAGATGCTAACTCCGTCCGCAACTCTTTCCGCAACCTTGCCAGCCTTTGTTCGTCCTCTAGCTGCTGTTTTAATTTCCTCTGATGCAAAATAAGCCAAAGCAGCAGATTGCGCTCTTGCTTCCTCAGTAGCCTGATCATCCATAAGTTTGAATGCTTTGTAAATATCACGCAGATCTTTTTTATTGTATGCAATGGCTTCATTTTCCATTCCTTGCCTCCAATACTTCGATCGCTGTTAATATGTCATCCGCATCAACCCATTCACTCATTGGAATGTGAGTGGCAATTGCCAACTCAACCAATAATCTGCTTAGGCTTCCTGCTTTGTGGCTTTTGGGGATGCATCACCAACAATGACATCGGCTATTGTTTCCATCCAAATATCCATTGGTTTGATGGGCTTACTTCCGGCGACTTCACGCTTATGAGCATGATAAGCCAAAAACATAAGATCCCAAATACCCAACTTTTCGGATGCCTGACCAATAGTGTTTCCTGTCTGCTTTTCCCATTTAGCCCACTCAGGTGGTTGGGCAATGTAAGTTGCTTGCTCACCTGAGTTATATTCAATTGTAATTGGTAACTTCATTTGTTTGCTCCCGTTTTATTTTTTAACTAAAGGTTTCGGTTACTGCGCCCTTAGATACTGTAAAAGTAAATGATACTGTCTGAGCATCAACACCTGAACCACCGGCAGTTGGAAACTCTGGCTTTACTGGAAACACAAATTGTGCTCCTGATGCAGCTGTAAGTGTCATGCTGATATCTGTATCTGGTGCGGTTTCAGCAGCTGTCCATAGAGCCTCGCAAACTGAGTTTGCCTTGCCCCAGTCAGCCAACATGTCCAATTGGAATGTTCCTGAAATGTTTGTCGTCTTGTAAGCCTCGCCCTCCATGGTCTGATAAACCTGACGCTCATTGACCTTGGTTAGAACTGCGTTTGTCGCTTGTGCTTGAATATCTGTTCCACCTGTGAAAGATAAACCAACATCACGACCGG